TAGCTGCTGCGATGGACCCCGAACACATGGCAGAGAGTGGCCACAGGATAACGCGCCCTGAGTTTCCCGATTATCGAGAACTGTTCAGGGAGTCTGACATCAAGAGCGCGGTAGCCTTTTTAATATTTCATTTTCCATTTCAATACGTTGTAGCTTTTTCCTGAGCTCACGGATTTCAATTTGTTCCGGGGTAATAGGGGAGGCTTTTGGTGTTTTCCCTGCCGCTCATCACGTAATTGTTTCACCCATCGCGTCATTGTGGAAAGGCCGACATCCATAGCGCTGGCTGCATCTGCCACGGTGTAATTCTGGTCAACGACCAGTTGAGCGGATTCGCGTTTAAACTCTGCGCTGAAATTTCTTTTTTTCATTATGGCACCTGTGTTGTTCTGAGGTGAGCATATCACCTCTGTTCAGGTGGCCAAATTCAGTAAACCACTTCAGATAACAAAAAAGATGAGATCGGTTGTTCTTCGGAAATAACCCAGTCAGCTCTCATGGATTTATTAAAAAAATCTGCTTATGAAGGACTCTCTGAACAGGTCGATAAATACCCTGATGTCACTAATCAGACCAAACGAAGCACACTGGACAAGATCAAACTAGCCATCTCTGAGATCTCCACAACATCAAGTGACACGGGCAGCACAATGAAAACTTGTGAAGGGACCGTGACGATGACTCTATCTGCGAACGAGTACGTCCAGCTTTCAGATGCTTACAGAAAGAATTTTAATCGTAATCTCGATAAGCAAATGGAAAGCCTGTTTTTGGAGAACAACGCAAACGCCTTTTCAAAACGTATCACCTACACCGTGCAGGCGACCGACGATCAGAAAAACGTTTTTGTAAAAACCTCTACTGATAATCCGATATCAGTGGGCGCCGCTTTACTGACATCGCTTTCCATTATCACCCCGATCGTTGAGCAGCAGAAAATCCAGCAGGCTAAGGATGCCCAACAGAGTCAAATTGAAGCGGAACAACAGGTGCAACTCAGGGCGCAAGAACAGGCTAAGTATGAGGCGGAGAAGCAAATAGAGAGACAGGCACAACTTCAGCCGCAAAAAGCTGACAACCTTGATCAGTCCCGAATGGCATTTGCGAATGCCGACTCTGATTTGAGTACCGTCTGGAGCAAGTTAACCCCGGCGAAGAAAAAAAGATTTGCTGCCTTCTCAGCGTCAGTGGATCAAAACTAAGGATGCTATGTGCGGTAAAGTTTCAATGCAGGGAACAGATGCTGAAGTCAAGAAAATGGTCGACTGCCAGACGCAAATGACCCTTTCAAGAATCGCTTTCCTCAGAAACCAATAACTGAAGTCTCCTTCAAGCTGGCGCCAGGTGTTAACCTGGTGCCAGCTTAGTCATCAAGTGCATATGTAACTGTTTTATATGGGCGGTACTTTGACAGAGGTATTCGGTCTCGTGCTGGTCGTGGTCAAATACCTTTTTAAGCGCAAATAGAGTATTTCCGCCCCAAACAACCTGTCAAAATGCTGAATTAGCAACGGATATAGCCGACTTTTTCCCCATTACCATCAATTTATCCAGTGTCATACTTCGCAGATTGTCGCTGTGGATCACCAGATACCCTGCCCGCTCAGCGATCTCTTTGAAAGCGTCAAAGGTCATCAGATGTTCGCCTTTGGCAACATGGCGCATCCCGGTCACTTTTCCATTTTTGATAGTGGTGATAAAAGAAAAATCTGGAATGGTTGGGTGATTTTCATCGAGTAGCAGGCAGTGGATGTATTCAATCGCCTCTAACATTTGCGTCTGTGACAGTTGTTCTATGTGAGAGACGGCGAAGCGTTGATGAATCATGGTGTAGGCATCGGGATACATCATGCCTTTCTTGCCGACCAGTATATTAACGGCATCACGCAAGGGAGTACGGTCATCGGTAGTTGTACTCCGCCTCTCTGGACGCTGGCTAAAATAACAATCTTCCAGCTTTTCGAAAACTTCCCAGGCCTGTTCTGTTTCCAGCATTTTGGCATGGCGAGCTGCGCCGCGTTCTGTCCAGAGAATGAGGGATCGGGTATGTTTAGCAACTGACTGACTATCTGTCAGTCTGTTTTTGAAGTCGCGTAATTCATTACCTTCCAGCTTAAAAAAAATGCTTTCCTACGACAAATCTGGCGATGTTGCGCTTGAAGTTTTGCTGGATACCATTTACTTCCGTGCCATACAAACTGGCAAGCAATTCAGTAGTGATGACGGGAAGTTGGTTATGATGTAGCGGAGAAAGGGATTCCGCAGATATTTGGACTGTCATCGCAGTGGCCTCACTTAGTGTTTTTTTCATCACCACCAGCGACGCCAATCATCTGGTGGTGAGCTGTGCAGGGTTGGCGTAACCGGCTAAGTGAACCCGGCGCTTCCACAGAAGCCCCCACACAGCCCACCATAATGCGAATGTGGCCGTGCCTAACACATAAAAAAACCGCTAACGCGGCTATGCGTCACTTAGATATCCGGGACGCCAATCCCGGCAACCGATTTTGCGGCTGCGCGGAAACTATAGCCCCGGACTTTTTCTAAGTCAATTCAATCAACTTCAAACCTCCGGTGTTCACATTCCATACACTCAACGGGAACATCATCGCGATGCAAGTCCACATATCCGACCCGCTTATACAACTCAATAATGTCCGGTAACGTGACCAGATGTTTTTCCGGTTCCAACACCTCAGCCCGGGTTACTTTGTAATCTGAAATATAGAGCACTATCCGCCCGTTCCGTGGTAACTCCAGTTTATCGCCAAACATGTCCTTTCCCTCCGGGAAACCAATGATATTGACGATATTACACCCACAACGATTCGTTTTACGTCACTCCGCAATCACCATACATCCGTACCAATCCGTACATTCCCACCACAAAAACGATATTTGACAGGCACTGGTAATAGATTTTTAACGCGTGCTATTGCCTTGCGACGTATTTTCAATTCACTCATACAGCCTCCCTGCTCTCAAACGGACGAATATTGGTTGGTTCTCCACACGGAATAGCCCAACCCAGCCAGGTAAATATTTTCAGGTCACACATCGCGTCATACCGTTCGCCAGGATTCACATCCACCATGCTGCAGGCAATTTCATATTGTTCACCATTATCAGTCAGTGCGATCTGGTCATTAATAAACCGGGGCACAAATGCAAGAAAAAGTTCTTTCATGAAATTCTCCGCTCAAAATAAACAAACTGATTCACCGCTCCGATCGGCATTTCGAGTTTTTCTGCGATATCCTGGCGATTAATACCCGACTGATGTAATTCCCTTGCCAGCTCGATATCTTCCTGGAGGTATTTCACTGACTGGTGATAATTACCCCGCAGATACATACAGATTTTCAGCTCGCGCGCTTTTGTGCGTACCGCTGCACCGGTTCTGCCAATAAGCTGCCCTATACGTTCAACTGTCATGCTGCCCGCACATTGTTTGATGATTACGACTTCCGCACGCACCCACCGTTTGTATTTCATTGTTCCATCACCCCTCTCCAGTAGTTCAGACGCTCTCTGAAAAATTCCCGGTACGTATCTGGCGTCATTCCGATTTGCTCAATCACGCTTCCCCTCGGAATACGTTTCTCAAAGAGTTGGCGGATCAGCGCCGCCGCTCGCATGTCGTAGTGCTCTTTAAGCTGGTATTCCTGGGGCCATTTGGCGCGGTTGTGTGGTAAGCCGGGCGGCAGGTAATCTGATTGCCCGGCCATATCACGCCCCTTTCTTTGCTATCGGAGTGATGGAACTCAGCAGCAGGCGGCAGCGACCAGGCGCGCCAATGCGCTGCCCGGTTATCTTGTCGTAAGTTTCATGCGGTGAGGCACACCAGGTTGTCGCTGTTTCGTGGAGTTTCACTTGCCGCTCACCATTTCTGCGAATCGCGATCCCGGTGTGCGTTTTGCCCTTACGTTTCACTGCTGGCGCTGCGGCTACGGATGCCTGACGGGCAGGCTTAGCAGGGGTTGAAAAATTGCCTGCTTTAGGTCTTGGCACAAAAACCGCGCGAGTGCGCGCACGTGGCCCGACGTTCATATTCCACAAAATGACGTCGAGATAGTTTTTACCGTCGTCTATGTGTCCTTTGTCCGACGGGTACTCTAATTTGCCTGGAGTGGTGGTCATTGGTCTTTCCTCGGTTATTTCACGCTGGTCAGGCGTGGTTAAAATTCATTTGTGCGAGAATTATCGCTACGGGAATAACGTTTATTTTTTTCTGAGCGGTCGTTGGTAAGGCGATAAACCTCCTCATCGCTGATATCAATAACTGAGCCATTTTTCATCAGGGCATAGGCTGTTCCCGATGGTCCTTCGCGGTTCAGACGTAGCAACATTTCCATGAGATTTGGGTCGGCATTTTCGTTATAAACAGCATCACGATAGAGGCCAATCCAGACATCGCAATCTTGTTCGATCTGCCCGGTATCTTTACTGTCGCTCGGGTTAGGCCGCTTATCGGCACGTTCTTCAAGCTTTCGGTTGAGTTGCGTCAGCAGGACCACAACACAATCCAGCTCTTTTGCCAGGTTCTTCAAACCGGTTGTGATATCGCCATACGCAATATCCCTACGCTCTGCCGATTCGGTCTTCATCAGCGTCAAATAGTCAATTGCCACCAGGCCAACCGAGCCACGCATCCGTTTAACTTTTCGACATTCAGCGACAATATGCGCAAGGGTTACACCTGCCGTGCTGTCAATCATCATGTTGGATTCGGCAATCTCCCCCGCCTTTGCTATTGCGAGACTCAATTCAGATTCATCGTTAGGGCCAAGATAAAAAATCTCCGAATTGACCTTTGCTTCCTGCGCAACCATGCGTTCAATGAGACTTCTGTCAGTCATTTCCAGGCTAAATACCAGCGTCGGCAAACGATGATTCAGAGCAAAATGCACCGCAATTTTATTAAACGCGGCTGTCTTGCCCATTTTTGGCCGGGCACCAATAACGACCAATGAACCTCTTAACGCCTGCTTTGGTGCCATTAAGCGATCAAGGCTTTCGATTCCGAGCGTTAGTCCGGCTGCATGTGCTGGATCATTGAAACGGCGCTCAAGGTCATCTATCCAGTCATCGACGACTTCACTTGCCGGACGCAAACCGCCCTTATGCCCGGTACGGGAATGTTCGGCCACCTGCCCAATCACTTGCTGAACGGCGGTGATCCTGTCAGTAGCAGTCATATCTGCAGGCTGGATCATAATCTCCAGACAAGAATTCAACTTTTCCACGGCATAACGAAGAATGGCTTTTTCACGTACAATTTTCGCGTAGTTGACCATTGAGGCCGGAATCGCCGCCTTACTCATTTCAGCCAGGTATGCGAATCCCCCCACGCGCTCATACAGCCCCTTCGATTCCATCAGTTCGGTCAGTGTTATCAGGTCAGTTGGTTTATCAGCTTGAAATAATCCTTTGATCTCCCGGTAGATAACCTGATGCGCATTGATATAAAACGTTTCCGGTTTCAGTAACGCAAATACCGCATTGGTTCTGTCGTGGTCGGTATTCAGCATCAGACAGCCCAGAACAGCCTGTTCTGCGTCAACGCTGTACAGTGCAATCGCGTTATTTATCATTTGCGCGTTCTTCCTTGACCGAAACATAGCAGCGTTCGGTAATCAGATAATCAAGATTTTTACGCCGCCAGAATCCTCCCCTGCCATTTGGCCTGTCCTCCAGCATCCAGCGACAATTGCCACCGATAAATTCCAGATAGGCCCGCCAACGGGACTCATTGAAATTGAATTTTTTCCAGAAAGTGCGAAGGTGTTTTTTTTCTGCCGTCAGTGAGGATTTTCACTGGTGGCATCTCTGGCAAAATCTCGTGATAGGTATCGAGTATCACCTGATAATTTATTCTCTGGTCGGCAGGTTGTTGGGTGTCGGCGTCAGCCGATTCACCATCAGTAATAATCTCTGTAGTATTCTCTGTAAGAATGTTTGTTGGTTTTCCACGTACAGGCCTGGTGGTTTTCCCCTCACCTGTATGTGGTTTTTCCGCATCCTTGTATGCGGACGTAAGTAGCTGGCACAACACATCATTATCGATTTTGTAGTACAGCCTGGCAGGCAAGCCCTGTTTACGTTCCAGCAAGACGCCGAGACCACGTAGTTTTTTGCGCGCGCCCTCCTGCTCGTATCGTGAAAGCCCTGTTTCCTCTTCCCACTCATCCTGGGTTTTATATACCCAGCCGTCGTCAGTTGTTCTGTTTGTCCAGTACGTCAACTGCGACAGAAACAATGCGGCAGTCACGCCCATTTCAAGACGGATAAAACTTCTCTGGAAGGCTATGGGTCTATCAAGTAACGGGAGGATGTTCATATGCCCAAAGCCTCTGAGAGAACGCGACAGCCAGCCTCATAGGCAGCGCCAGAGAGATTTTGCTCACGCAGTTTCGCTTTTTTCTTCTTCGTACTTTTCCCATACAGAACGTGCAGCTGCGACGCGGCCATCGAATATGGGGCGGATCTCTGCAACATGTGCCGGGCGTCCATTCAGGTGCCAGCCGTTACGCCAGGTAATGCGGTCAATATGTCTTAACATCGGTCTTTCCTCGGTATAAGTTAAACGCTGGTCAGGCGCTCATGCATGGTGGTCTTGCGCAGTGCGTATCACTGCTCCTCGCGTCGCTACCAGCGCCGCTATTGCTTCGTCAATTTCCTGAATAGTTAACTCTGGCGCGAAGTGGAGATGTACAGCGTTAATCGCTTCCACCCCTTCTTTTGCCGCCAGCGTTGCCAGCAAAACGGGATCGCCCGGCGACTCCAGACGTGCCCGCCGTTCTGCGGGTAGCACGGCTTTCATCACACTGGCCAGCACCTGAGTTTTTCGGCGCGCCGCCGTTGTCTCGCCACGTAACCAGCGAAAGATTTTCTGCCGATTGTTGTTGATGGCTCTCCAGTCCACGTTGCCGTCCGCGTCCTCAAATTCATGTAGTCTCAACTCATCATTGCGTCCCTGACTGAACCAGGCCCGGCAGATTTCAATCGTGACGAGTTCCTGCCCTGCCCTTGCCGCCCAGGTCAAAATCTCTTTTTGTAATTCCTCTTGGTTTTCCATAGCGTCTCCTGTCGCTAAAAATTGATTACGCTTAATCAGATTTGGGGCTCACCAACAGTTAAGCTGCTTCCGTTTTAGGCAAGCTGTCATCTGGGTTTGGGTAAAGATCCGGTCTAAGATCATGAGGGGTCACGCGCCATTCAAGAGCTTCAGATGTGCGCAAAACCTCTTCACCGGGAACCCGTCCTTTGAACCAGAGGCTTACCGTTTGTGGTTTTTTCCCTAATCGCCGCCCTAACTCGGATTGACTCATTACGGAAAGAATTTTGTCTTGCAGTTGTTTATCCATATGGACTCCTTGTGTCCGCGTCATCATTACAAACAATAACTGTAATTACAAATTATATTTGCAATGCTCCCTACAATTAAACCTTGTATCCTTACGGTATGAACACAAAAAACGAAAAACATGGCTTTTGCTAGCCGACTACAACGGATTCTAAAAGACTTAGGCTGGTCTCAATCTGAGTTAGCTCGCCATATTGGGGTTACGGCTCAATCAGTTCAGGCATGGTGTAATGGGGTAACTCCAAGAAAAGATAAATTAGACAAGCTAGCAAAAGTGACCGGATACCCTGTTCATTTTTTCTTCATGAATGAAGGGGAATATTTGGATGAATCCACACTACACCCGGGTAATTACAATCAAGAACTAACCCCGCAAGAACAGGCTCTACTGCAACTATTCAGAGGACTGCCTGAGAGCGAAAAAAATAAATTAATCAATGAGCTAAAAGAAAAAAGAGAGCACTTCGATCTACTGCTAAAAGAACTACTTGAAGCCAAAAACCAGACAAAATAGTTCAGTTCAAATTTCCAGGCCAGCCGCTGCTGGCATGCAACTTTCCCCTAACACAAAAACACCTTTACACAGTGAATATTTTTTTGCCCCTCACTACAAATTATTTTTTAAAAACACATTGACCATTACAAATACAAATTGTAAAGTCACTTTCATCAACAACGCTTACCCAGCGGCAGTTGTTCAGAAACACGTTCTGACAGCCGGAAAGACGGCACCAAATTTTGCGCGTCGGCGCCAACACGGTGACAGAGGGAAAGACTTCACCGGCATATGGCACATGTGTCGAAGCGGTCTGGATGGAAGCGGAGCCTTAACGCGTTGTCTCCATAGCAGGTAGCCGGAATGTGCAAGCCACAGCCAGGTATGAGCGATTGATTCACCATCAAGGCGATACGGTGTGACCACCAGGGAAGAGTCCTGGCTACAACACGAGAGCGCACTTCATCGACTCAACTTTGAGCTTTGTCGTTAAATTTTGAAATGGCGGAGTGCGCTCCCGGTTGTGGTGAACAGGTGTTTAACGGGAACTCCCTGCCCGTTACCCGGTTCGATTCCGGCGCCCATCATCAATTTGCTGTGTTTAGTCTTTGCCCAGTCCGCACGATGGGCCATTTTTTCACACAGCCAGGTTTTATCGCTGTGCCTGAGTCCCCAACAGGAGAGGCCAAACCCGCAGCGTGACACCAGGGAAAGACCGGAGGAAGTACCACGCCTGACCAGCGTTGACCATGAGCCTGACCAGCTCAAAACAGGAAAGACCAGCCCGGGCCTGACCAGCCCTGTACGGTCGTAATGGAAACATAACGACGCCGGAAACGTAACCGGCACCCTTTAGATAGCAAAAAGACCCGCACAAGGCGGGCCAGTTACCCCGAACGGCGACCAAACCATTCGGATTTATCACAAGT